TGCTTTATATCAAATCTTTTCTCTCTTAATTAAATCTGCTTTAGGTACTAATACATATAACGATCTGTATTTAAAATTTGTTCACCCAGCAGGTTTTTATTTTGCAGGACAAGTTGAACTTGAAGGTGTAAAGGCTTTTGCTTTAACATCAGCTTCAGAAGATCCAAGAGACTCTGCTGTGACAGGTCCGATCATCATAAGTCAGTCTGACTTTGCGATTACGAACGAGTTTGCACAACTCACAGGCCTATTTGACTCCGTTGGAACTGGTGCCGATTATCGTATGAATCTTGATGACAAGATCTCAACATACTCTGCACTGACGTCAACGCAGCTAGAGAACTATTACTCTTCACTTGCAGAAGTCTTGACTCCAAACTCGTTTACATTCGACGATAGTGACACGAGAGATAGTGCTCTGAGAGCGACGCCTGACTTCTCGTTGGCACTCGAGACGATGGACAACGACATGTACACGATCTACTTAGATTCAATCGGGGATTCCTTCTATTGATATAAATAGAATTGATTTATCGTAACAGGTAACAACATGACACAACAAACAATTGCAACTGGATCATCAGCAAACGACGGGACTGGAGACACTCTACGAAATGCTGGAACTAAGATCAATGCAAACTTCACTGAATTGTACGGCTACTTAGGCCTATATCACTCTTCAGAGACTGTCACTGCGGATGGAGCAGCGTCTGCTTCTACGCCTTATACTATCTGTAATAAGGCTTCGGCTCTTGCTCTAACTTTAGCTGATGCGAGTTCAGTTGGACAAGTGAAGGTGTTTACAAATAAAGGCGGTGGTGTTGCGACAATCACTCCATCAAACTTTGCACAAGGTAGTACGGTTGCGCTAGACCAGTACGATGCGGCTACACTTGTCTGGGACGGAAGCAATTGGTATATCACAGGTCATTACGGTGCTACAGTAGCATAACAGGAATAAAAGATGGCAGCAATCATTACTGATAAACTGAGAAAACAAGTAGCTAATACGCTACTGACAGAGATCTTAAACGGATCAGATTCAAACGAGTACTATGTTGGTATCGGCAAGTCTGATCAATATGATGACAGCGATAACATTGCAACGCCGCTTCGCTCACTGAGAGAAGAACGCATTGCAAGATCTAACTTGCAGTCAGTTAAACAAGTCACTACTCAAGGTGCTTCATTTGTTATTCCTCGTTATAACTGGACATCTGGTACTGTATACAGTGGGTTTAATGATAACGCAGCAGGCTATCCATCAAATGCATATTATGTCTTGACAGAGAATAATGAAATTTATGTTTGTTTGCAACAAGGTAGAAACGCTCTTGGTGTTGCTGTTGTATCTACTGTTCAACCTGATTATTCAACTGCCGGCGTCGCTGCCACACAAGCATTTCAGACTGCAGACGGATATCGTTGGAAGTTCTTGTACGCTCTATCTGCTATCAAGGCAAATAACTTCTTGTCTGCTAACTATGTTCCTATTCAGTTTATTGCAGACTCTGCAAATACACCATCTCTAAATACATTTGAGCAACAGCAGGCTCAGGTCAAAGAAGCTGCAACTGCTGGTCAGATTCTCGGTGTTAACATCACGAGTGGCGGAACTGGTTACTCTTCAGCTCCAACTGTTATCTTTAGAGGTAATGGCGTCTCTGCTGCAGCAACCGCTACAATCTCAGGCGGTTCAGTTGTGAAGATTGAGATGAACAACGAGTCAGCAGCGCTTGGAAGCGGCTATGACTATGCTAGTGTTCATTTCTCTGGCGGTAGTCCAACGACTGCTGCTACTGCAAGACCTATCATCGGTCCTAGACTTGGTATCGGCTACGATCCTAGAGACGACTTGAAGTCAACTTCTATTATGGTCACAGCTAAGCCTGATGGAGATGAAGGAGGTACTTTCTTAGTAGATAATCAAGACTTTCGTCAGATCGTTTTGTTTAAGAACATCGAGTACAAAGACAGTGATGGAATCTTCGATCAAAGTACCGGAAAGGCACTTCGTTCTATCCTAGTAGACAGTGCTAGTACTCTAACAGCGGATAACTTATTGAGCGGTGACTCTGCAAGTGCATACATAGATCAGGTTAGCGGAACCACAATTTTCTATCACCAGAACGAGAACACTGGTTTCGGCACCTTTGCAGAAGAACCTTTGACTGATGATGGTGGTGGTACTGCTACAGTATTGCAGGCTCTCGACAGTGGTGGCCGTGGTGCTACAGTCGATGCTTTCTCTGGTGATATATTATACATTGAAAACAGAGCAGCAATCGAGAGAACTACTTCTCAGTCTGAAGACATTAAGATCGTACTGACATTCTAAGGTAAAGATACATGGCAACAAATCTTACATCTACCACTTTTGCAAATACATATAAAGATGACTTTGCTGACAGTGACAACTATCATCGAATTCTTTTTAATAGCGGTAGAGCACTACAAGCGCGTGAACTCACGCAGATGCAGACTATCATTCAGGCAGAGATCGGTAGATTTGCACGCAACATCTTTAATGAAGGTGCTGTAGTATCTCCAGGCGGTATCACGGTCAATAGCGCATTTGAATACATTAAGTTAAATGAAGCTTCTAATACTCTTGCAGATAATTTACCTACAATTGGTGAAGAATGGTATACAACACCTGCACAAGATATTAAATTCAGAATCTTAAGAATAGTAGAAGCAGATGCTCTAACTGGCGATCCTGCAACTCTGTATGTTCAATATACTTACACAAAAGATGCTACAGCTGGAGCAACAACGATTCGTGTAGCTGATGGTGCAGCAATTACTAACGGTTCATCTACTCTTGATGTAGCTTCTTCTTCTGCAACTGGAACAGGAACTCTTGCTGCTGTTGCGGCTGGTGAGTACTTTACTAAAGATCACTTTGTTTTTGCTGAATCACAAAGCTTCTTATTAAGCAAATACTCTAACAATCCTACAGCCGATATTGGTTTTAAAGTTACAGAAGATATCGTAACGACTACAGATACTACTGCATTATACGATAATCAAGGGGCAGCACCAAACACAGCTTCTCCTGGCGCAGACCGTTACAGAATCAGATTGACTCTTACATCTAGAGATCAAATTGACTCTGATGAAAACTTTGTGTTTGTGGCAAGAGTTGTAAACGGTGTAGTTTCATTACAGTCTGACGGATTTAGTGATTATAATAAAATTAACGATGTACTGGCTTTAAGAACAAAAGAAGAATCTGGTAACTATGTTGTTAAACCTTTCAAAGCAAAGATTGAAGATCTAAACGACTCTAATTTAGAAGTTGTTGTATCCCCTGGCGTTGCTTATGTTGATGGATATCGCTTAGAAACTTCTCTGACAAGAATTACGGTGCCTAAGGCTCAGGATACAGAAACTGTTTCTGGCAAGAATGTAGTAGCACAATACGGCAATTTTGTTCTGCAAGATAGTAACGGAAGTAATGCAGGCATGCCGAATATCGATGCCTTTGCTCTAGTAGATCTTAGAGATAGTATTGACTATGGAACTATAGGTTCTACAATTGGTACAGCAAGAGTGAGAGCTGTAGAAAGATTTGGATCAAATATCAGACACTATCTGTTTGATATTCAGATGAATTCGGGTGAAAACTTTACTTCGGTTAGGAGTTTTGGAACTGGTGTTAGTGATTATGTTAATGTTAAATTAACAGATGGTATTGCATCTCTTCAAGAAACAGGAAATAACTCTCTATTATTTCCTTTGCCAAATACTCGCCCCACAAGTTCGGGCGTAACAGTAAACTCTTTAAAAGTTCAAAGGCGTTATACTTTCACATCAGATGGAGCTGGAAGTTATACACAAGCAGCAGGAAGTTTTGGCGGATCGGCTTTGACTTTTACAGATACAGGTGATTGGACTATCACAAAATTAGATGGCACTGTAACAGATGCATCTGCTGTGACTTTTACCTTGGCGGGGTCTCCTACAGGTACGACTGTTGATATTTCGGGTATGTCTAACTCAACTGCATATGAGTTAATTGCCTATGTTGATGTTTCGGCTCCGGCTTCTAGACCTAAAACATTAGATACAAGAACTCTTACTAAAGTCTGGCCAGACTCTGCAGATTCAGATGGCACTGGTTTAGCTTGGATCACGCTTGATCGTACTGACATCTATGACATCAGTCGTCTCAGAGTTCAGGATTCCGATGGTGCCGATCTTACCGGAGTGTTTAACTTCGATAATGGCCAAAGAGATAATTTTTATGCGAGAGGCCGTCTGATTAAAAAAGCTGGTATCAGCGTTCCGGCTGGAAACGTATATGTTAAGTATCGCCATTTTAGTCATGACCCTGGCCATTTCTTCAGTATCAACTCGTATGCTGGTATTAACTATGAGGATGTTCCTTCACACCGTAAAAATAACGGTGAAATTGTTTCGCTAAGAGATGTACTCGATTTTAGACCTGCTGTTGATTCAACTGGAGCATTCCCAGCAAATAACGATTATATCTCGCTTTTGCCTCAAAATACTAATACGATTGACGTAGATGTAGAGTATTATCTGCCTAGAAAAGATAAATTAGTAGTTCGCAAAGTTGAAACAGATAAAAAAGAAAATAGAGCCGAAGCTAAGTATATTCAAGGTGTATCTTCATTTGACCCGGTTCCGCCAAGTCTGCCAACAGGCTCAATGCTTTTATATAACTATAGCTTAAATCCTTATACATTGAATGATTCAGATCTTACATCTGAATTCATCAGTAATAAGGGTTATACAATGCGTGACATCGGCCAGATTGAGAAGCGTCTCAATAATCTGGAAGAAGTAACAACACTAAACTTGCTTGAAGCAAATACTGCAACTCTTCTTGTATTAGATTCGGCAGGAAACCCGCGTACTAAGTCTGGATTCTTTGCAGATAACTTTAATACACTTGACTTTGCTGAAGTTGGTCCGAGGTACAGAGCTTCTATTGA